TCGCCGACGGGCAGGTATCCGGCCGATGCGTCGCCGAACAGCATGTCGGCCATGATCACGCCGTAGATGTCAATCCTGGTTGTCATTGTCAGTGTTGGATGGGTTGTTTGGTGCCGCCGGAGGTCTGGCGTTGCCGGCGCCGGTCTCGCCGTACCAGGCCAGATAGCCGGGGTCGAGATTGATGCTCTTGCAGTAGTCGAGGACTTCCTTCATCGCGTCGAGCTTCTTGCGCCATTCCGGCCCGACCTGTTCCTGGAAGGACTGGCGACCGCCACGGATGGCCGCGTCGCTTGCGGCCTGGGTCCTGGCCGGGTCGATGTCGATCATCCCGGACCAGCAGACCTTGTAGTCCTGCGCATCGGGGAAGAGCACCTCGACGACGTAGTCGATCAGCTGTTCCTTCAGCAGCTTGTGGTCCTCCTCGACCTGCTTCCACGAAATGGCGAGTTCCATCTGACCGGCGCTGTAGGAGTTGTCGGTGCGTCCGCGGGCGATGCTGGACTGCACGCCCAGGCGCTGTCCGGACATGTCCGCCGATTTGTCCAGCCAAGCCTGGATCGAGGATGACGGGCGGTCCGAGTTTCGCAGTTCGCGAACGTCGGAGGCGTTGGGAAGCGAGCCGTAGGCGCTTTTCCCCTCGAACTGCTTCATGTCGGGAGGCGTGTCGACGGTCTGCCGGATGAGATCGCGCGGGTCGTCGGACTGCCCCGGCAGCAGTTCCGCCACGTCCTCGCGCACACGACCCGTCAGCGGGTCGATGGCGCCTTCGATGACCGCGCTCTGGATGTCGCCTCCTCCCGGCGGGCGGATGATCAGGAATGCGTGCTGCGAAAAATTCTGTGCGGCGGCCACCTCCGACTTGATGAGCGAGGTGGTCGAGTGGGTGAGCTCCTCCAGCGGAATGAGGCTCGACTCGCCTCGGTATTGCGAAATTTTCTTGTGGTAGGAAATCCGGCGGCAGATTGACGCCGGCAAAAAGGTTATGGCGTCGGAAGCCGCAGAAGACTGCTGGCGGAGGCAGGTGATGAAATAGCCGATTACCCTGCCCTCCGGATCGGTGACAGCGCCCTCCACCTGGCGGTATCCATAGTCGAGTTCGCTCATCGCCGCGTGGATCCCCCGCGAGGCGCACCAGCCGACGAAGTCCGCATGGTTGACGATCTGGTCGGCGTCGAACAGGCGCAGTTTCCCTCCGGTGAGCGTGGGATGCAGCAGCGCGAGGCAGTCGCCGTGCACCTTCACGGCACGCAGAACCTTCCCCAGCATGTCAGTCCACGATTCACCTTCCTGATGCCCCGGCCGCTTCGCCCACGCGTCCCACCGGCGCTGGACGGCTTCGGCGTTTCTGCCGGAGAAATACAGGGTTCCGCCGTCAACGCCGATGGTCAGCCGGATGATGGTGTCGATGATTCCGCCTGGCTGTTCGTTGTCGTACGCCCGGTCGCCGAAACGGTAGGACTGCAGACGGCGGTAGCCTGGGAGGACCTGCTGGGTTTCCGTGCGTCCGGAGCGGAACTCCGGAAGCTTGCGATACGGATCCCATTCAAGCGCCGTGTACATCGCACGTGCGTTCTGGATCTTCGCCGCCACGCCGGCGGCGGGAGGAGGCTCCGGCTCGCCGGCGGGCTTTTTCCCGAAGAGGCTCTGGAATAGTAGGGAGATTACGCTCATACGTAGGTGGGATAGGTAGAGGTGATGTCTCCCTGCCCGGAGCAGATGGCGTGGATCTGCGCGTCCAGGCGCGACAATTCGTCGCGCAGCTCCTCCACGCCGCGAGCCGTCTCGGAGTAACTCCCCTGGATGCTATAGGAGGCCGGAGACGTGAGCGCGGCGTCTAGCTGCTGCTGCACGACCGCCCGGCGCTTGAGCAGGACGGTCAAGATGTTCGACTGGACTTCGATGTTTAGCATATTGCGTACAATTATACATTTTTTGACGCAGTATGCTTGAATGTCAAATAGTTATATTGTTACTAACAACACCAAAGGCGTCACTTCCGGCGGGCGGCCCGGATGGTCTCCGCCACGATGTAGGCCGGCAGGCGTCTGCGCGGCCACTGGTCGGGCCGGAACAGCTGGACGCAAACGTCCACGGCGGCAAGGCTCATCTTTTCAGTATCGAAGTAGTCGTGTCGTTCCGCTCCGGGGTTCCAGTTGCCGAACGCCTCGCCCCTGCCGTCCTTCATCCGCAGGTTCGGGCGCATCGCCGCGATCTGCGTAAGATAGGGCTTGTCCGGCGCGGCGGGGATGTGCCACTCGTAACCCACCGGCCTCTTCACGCCGTACACCAGGTCAAGGAGCTTCTCCTGGTAGTGCATGGCGTTGCACAACGCAAGATATTTCACATTGTCTGACCACCGCCAATACTGTCCTGGTTGCAATGCCAAAGTCCGTTGGTCGCCGCCCTTGTAGTATGCGGTGTTCATGTGACTGGCGATGAAGCCGTCCGTCCTTTGCTCGTTGCCGCTGAAACCTCCGGCGTCCATCAGGCAAAGCAGTATCCGTTGTCCGCAGTAGGTGGCGTTTACCACCTGGTCAAGTTCCGCGACGGTGTTGGCCAGCCCGTGTCCGACGCTCCAGGAATTGCCCAGCTCATCCCACGCACGAACGCTCCACACATAGTAGTTCGTGCCGCTCAGGCCCGTCGCCTGCTGGTCGATTCCTGCCGTGACCACGGCGATTTCGTTTTTCGCCGTGATTGGCAAATCCTGTTTCTTCCCCTCAAGGACTTCGGGAATCGACTGGGTGAGCAGGTCGTTCGCCCGCTTCGGCTCGTAGGGCATTCCGAGAATGTTGTTCCGCAGGTGCTTCCGCCCGCCGGTGTCCACGGCGGCCTCCTGAGCCTCCGCGATCTCCCTCCAGGTCCACAGCCACGGGTTGGCCAGTGCCCCGACTTGGAAAGACAGATGCTCATTCTCGTCGGGGTTCTGCGGCACATACTCGCCGGAACTGGCCATCGCGATTGCGTCCGACTCGGAGTGCTCATGCCAGCAGATGGGGCAGATCCATCTTATGCTGTCGGCGATGATATTCTCTGATTCGTCCTTCAGCCACTGAAGCCCGGCGTAACTTCCCTGCTTCAGCGGAAAGGCAAGCTGGTTCGCCTGGGTGAGGTTCCCGCAGTGCAGGCACCGCAGGTGCCACACGTGCCGGGAGCCGGTCTTGTACGCCTGGTAGATAAGACCGCCGTAATTCGTCGGGCTGCTGCAAGCAATCAGCATCCGATTTTTGAAGGTCTGCATCCTTATCTTCAGCGCCCGCAGCTGGTCGATGTTCTCGCCCTCCTCTCCGGTGTTCCCGACCTCGATCTGGTCTGCCTCGTCAAGACAGCACCAGTTGGCCGTGTAGTTGATCACCTGCGCCCCGCCCGGAAGGAAATAGACGATTGAGTTGCAGCTGTCCAGGCGGTAGCTGTCCTTGGTTATGTTACCTCGCCTGGACAGGTCCGCCTGGACCTCCGGCAAGGTCCTGATGAGCGGTTCGAGAGTGTCTGCGTTGGTCTTCAGTCCCATCGCCAGGGACGGGTAGAGGATAAGGCCGGAGCAGTTCCCGTCGTGCAGCCGCTTCAGCAAGCTGAACTTCCACACCGTGGACTTGCCCAGCCTCGGCCCCCACATCAGGGTGACCTGCCGTACGCCCGGCCTCTCGGTAGCCTCCAGCGGGATCCGCTGGTAGGGATACAGGCACAACTTGCCCGACGCGCTGGACGTGCGGTCATAGCTCAGGTCGACGGCGTTCTCCACCCATTCGACAATCGGCTCGCGCTTCCTCGGAACCAGCACCTGGAGGCAACGGCGCACCGCGTCCAGGGCGAACCCACGGTCGCCGGAGCGTTCGAGCCTGGCAAGCCTCGCAAGCATCGCCTGCCTGGCAAGCTTTGCCCGGGCCTCACTGTTCAGCGTCGCCTTCGCCATCGTCTTCGTCCTCGTCCTCTGCTTCCGAAGCCACTTCGGCGCACGTCGAACGTGCGATGTCGTCGAAGCTTCCGAACAGTTGACGGAAGTCGTCCCTCGCGGCGGGCGTGCAATTCTCAAGCCACGACTCGCCGACCGCACGCCACGCGCTGACAATCGCGTCCGCCAGTTCCTCCGCGATCTGTCGCCGCCCCTCCAGCGTCTGCTCCCGAAGCCGGGCGGCACGCCAGTAGTCCGTTTCGGCTTTCTGCTCGCCAGCGTCGCGGCTGGCCTGGGCATCCCGCAGC